ATAACTTTACTTTATAACATAAAAAAACCGCCGAACGAATTAACGAACGGCGGCAAACCTATAAACCTATGAAAAACAAAGTTTTAAGCACCCGGTGTTTCCAACGCATTATAAACAGTTGAAGTTACACTTGGCGCTAACGCAGGTTCAGAACCTGTGAAAGTTAAAGTGAATCCGCTTCTGTCACCTTGCGCAGTACCTGTTGAAGCTGCATTTGCAGTCATATCAATACCACGTGTTTTTCCTAAATACCAATAAATACCGTTGCTATCTTTTGCGACTGCAACTAAGCTATTTTGCGCCAATAACAATAATTCGTTTCTTGTATTGGTCTGTAATTTGTTAAGGATAATCTGAAGTTCTTGCGCATAGAATACTGTACCGTTTGCAACGGAAGCAGTCATTGTTTGGTTGAACATAGAAGTATCTTTTACCAAAGCATATTTCCAAAAACGTTTTCCAACTGCCTTAGTTAAAGCGGTAATTACACCACTTGCTTCGGTTGTTGTTGTTACGTTTGCAGCTTCAGTAAAATATACTTCAACGATTCCGCCTAAACTATCGCGACAATCTAAAGAATATCCCTGTGTTAATGCGCACGGCATAATATTAAATTTTAAATTTTATAAAAATGGGGGGATATTTCACCCCCCTATTAATTAAGCCAATATGAATTTCACTGTTTCATCAGGGAATGCAATATTCACGCCCATTTTGAATTCAGATACAAAACGTACTTGGTCAGCTTCTTTTGCGTAGAAAATTTCAAACTTTTCTTCTTCGTTCAATAAGTCTGTACCGATAAACAAGTTACTTAAACGTGCAGCGTAAATTTTGTTTGTGCCATTCAATCCACCAACAGAAACAACCTTAATCATTGTACCCGGTAGAACAAACTCACCGTCTGCCTTCGCGTCAACTGAATAATGGAAACTGTTTGCGTTCTTTAAAGCAACTGTGTAAGTTCTGAACAAATCTTGACCGCAGAAAATGGTCATATCGTCAGCAGCTACAACTTTTGCAGGGATTGCTTGGTAAACACCGTCAAAAATGCTGATAACGTTAGTAGCAGTAATTGAACTCAAAGGCGCACCACTAATATAAGTAGAAGCATTTGCAGCTACAACACCCGAAGCAGCACCGATTAATTTTACTAAACCGTCAAACTTGTTTAAGTTTACGTTAACACTTGAAGTGTCACCTTGCCAAATTGCAGTTTCTAATTGTGCAGCAATTGTTTTTGCTTTTTTATCAGCAAATTCTTGCTCAAAAGGAACTGAATCGTACATTGAACCCGTAGGCAATGCTTTTTGTAAATACTTAGCTTCTAAGTCTTTTGGACAAAGTGCTTCGTTTACTTTAATTTTTCCAACAGTCACAGTTCTTTGTGTGAAAGTTGTTGAACCTGAAGCAGTAAATCCGCAGCTTCCGCCTGCCTGAAATATTGCGTCTGTGTCCATAATGTTAATAGTTTCAGCGCTTTTTACGCCAACCATAACATTTCCTGCACTCTTAATCAAGTTTGCAGTCTTTGCGCCTAATACTGAAGACGTCACTAATTGTGCTGCGTTTTGTTCAGTATATGCGGCTAATGCTGATACATCAAATGCCATTGTTATTAATTTTTAGTGTTTAAAATTGCGTTTCTATATTTTTCCAATCTTTGTTCTTTAATATCATTTGTTTTTATAAATGAATTAAAAGAATTTGGCTTTGAAATTGGGTCTGCGCTTGGTGTACTTGAAAGTGCTTCAATTAATTCAGCTACCTGTGCAAATCCTTGCTTAACCTTATTTTCCAAATCCAAAACCTTTGCGTCTGAAACTTCTTTTGCTGCTTTTATTTCAGCAATTTGCGCTTCAAATGCTTCGGTCATTTCTTGCATTTTTTTGTCTGCTTCCTTACCCATATCTTCAGGTGCAGGTGCAGCTTCTTCTTCGCTTGTAACGTCTTCTTCTTTTGAAGAAAGTTCAATGATAATACCGTTTTCATCTAATTGCATTACAGTTCCGTCAACCAATTGGTGTTCGCCTGCGGGTGCAGGTGTACCGTCAGGCATTGTAACAGAACCGCCAATTTCCAAAGATGAAATTTCAATCTTAGTTCCGTCCATTAAAGAATATTCAGCCATTTCAACCTTTGTTTCTTCAACAATCGGTGTTTCTTCAGCTTTCACTTCTTCAACAGGTGCAGCCGTGTTTTCTTCAAACAAAGCTTTGATTTTTAAAATCGCTTCCTGTGCGTTCATACTTTTTTTATTATATAGTTAAAAAATAAAATGTTTATCACTTAACCTGTGACAATATTTTTTTAATTTCGTCAACCATTGAAGAAACCTTGTTTACTTCCTTTGGTTTGTAATTAAATAACCCTTCAACACTAAAACCCATTATTTCGCCATTCTTTACCTTTTGCCAAGCTTCTTCGTTGTCAACTATCATTGAACCAAACCAAGAACCAACAGGCGCATCTTCAAATCCTTTCATTGGCATAATGCCACGTGAAGGGTCAGAAATAAAGCTTTCAAATAAAGTAACACCTTCAAATTGTGCGCTTGAATTGTGCATTAAGTTCACATTGCTTTGGAATCCTTTTTTGAAAAACTTTTGTACAATTTTGAGAATAGTATCGCGAGTAAAAGCAACGTAGTAATCACCGTAAGTAGCGTCAGAACGAAAAATTGGCGTGTCAGCCAACATAATAGCGCCTGAAATAATGCGACGGTCTTCATTAACAATTTCAAATTTCTGTGTTTTATTAAATGCGTTCCAATTCTTTTGTATTGCAGGACGGTCAACCAATGCAATAAAGTCAACCTGTGAATCGTCTTCAATGTCGTCTGTTATGTCCAACATATAAATTGGTAAATCTGTATTCATACCCATAAATAGTTTATTTTATTTAATTTATCGTTTATTCAAATCTTGCTTGGTTCTCAATTTGTGCAACTCGTTTTTGTGTACCTGAAATATCACTTTCAACAACGTATGCACGAATTGCATTGTTTCCGCCACCGCCACCATTTCCGCCACCACCACCGCCACCACCTAAACTTGGTGCAGCACCACCACCACCGCCAAGACTTGGCATTGCGCCACCGGTTGAAGGTGCGCCCGGACTTGGAATGTCAACAAATCCCGGTTCAGAACTTCCCGCAGGTACTTCAGGCGTTTTAACGGCTAAGATTGCTTTCACATTCTTTAAACCTGCAACAATTGCCGCAGCCGCAGCAACCGCACCTAAAACCGGACCGACAACAGGAATTCCCGCTAACGACTTAAATGCCGCAGTTGCTGACATATAAGTATCAATTGTCACCGCAGCAATTGCAGCCGCCTTACCGGCAACTGTATGTTCACCAATAGCCTTTGCAGCGTTCTTTAATGTAGCACTAATCTTTTGTGCATTTTCTGCGCGTGAAGCTGCTTCTTTTTTACCTATTTCAACCCTTGCGTCAGCTAATTCTTTTTCAGTTTTAGTATATGCAATACTATCAATTTTACCTTCTGCAAAAAGTTTTTTGTTTAAAGCTAATGCGTCATCAACACCTTGTTTTCTTGCAGCGTATGAAAGGTTTTCATTATTTACAATAGAATCTAAACGTGCTTGTTCTTTTTCGTCAGCTTCCTTTACATATTTTGCGTCTATTTCGCCAAGTTCCGCACCGTGTTTTTCTTTTAATGCAGCAATAAGAACTTTTTTCTGAATTTCTGTATAATCTGCATTCTCTAAAATCTTTTTTGTGTCAGCAATCAAAGCTTCTTCCAAAGCAGCAACTTCTTTTTCTTTTCCTTCTTTATATTTAGCAATTCTTGCTTCTGATAATGTTGTTTGCAATTCTTCTTCAAACTTTTTATCATTTTCAGCGCGCTTTTCTTTTACCTTATTGTCAATTTCTTTGACTTCTAATTGGTAAGCTTCTTCAGTTGCTTTTTTAAGTTCGTTCTTTGTTTTTACATCAATCTGCAAAGCGTCAATTTCAGCAATACGTGCATTCTTATTAATTTCAGCTTGCTTCTTTGCTTTGTCATCTTCTGAAGCAATTTCAGCCAATGCCTTTTCGTTTTGTAAATCCAAAAGCATTTTGTCAGCCGTCTTTTTATCTTCAATAGCTTGCTTATTTGCTTCGTCACGTTTCTTTTTAGCTTCTTCAGCTGCTTTTGCATTTGCGTCAGCCGTCTTTTTATTATAATCAGCCGTAAGAACTAATTGTTCAGTTTTTAAATCCCTGAATTGTTTATTTTCTTCTTCTGTTAATTTTCCTTTTGTTTTTAAACTATCACGTAAAATGGTTAATTCATTTTCAACCCTTTGTTTGCTTAAATCGTATATTTCTTTTTCAGAACCACCCTGTGCTTTTAAAACTTTAATTCTATTTTCAATATCTTCATTTGCACGTTTATTAGCAACTGATAATTTTTGCAAATTACGTTCTGCTTCACTTGTTACACCAATAAAGTCTGTAAATTGTGTAACTAAATCACCAACACCTTTTGCCAAAGCACCTAATGGACTTTTCTTTATCCAATCTGAAATTGCGTCAAAGTTATTTATTACTTCACCCAATAAAACAACCAATGCACCGATACCGGTTGCAACAATTGCACCTTTTAAAACTTTAAATCCTGTTGAAGTAGTTTCAACTGATATGCCAAAAGAACGTTGTACCGCCGCAGCCGTTTTTGTTGCAGCATTATTTATTTCTTGAAATGCAGTTGTACTTTTAATTACTGCACCTAATTGTCTGAATGAATCCACGCTTTCACCAACTGCCTGTAAACCTTGCGACAAAGCCATTGCAGCATTTACCTTTAATAAAGCTTTTTCAACGTCTTTATTTTCGTTTCCAAACAATGCCATTGCACCCTGAAGCGCACTAAATCCGCCGGCAACACCTGCTAAAGAAGAAGCAACCGCCTTAAATTTTGCGTCCGGGTTAAACGCGTCAGTTAACGCTTTTGCGTCACCAATTCTGTCTTTTAAATCAGCCGCACGTTTCGCCGCATTAACTGCTTCTTTTGAAGTTGCACCAAACTTGTCAGCCATTAAACCAACTTGCGCCTGTGCTTCTTTTAATTGTGTTCGTAAACTTTTAACCGAAATATCCGTTTCTATAAAAGCTTTGTCTAATTTCTGTACGTCTGCGGTCGCTTGCGCGGTATCTGCGGTGACTTTTATACCAATTACTTCTTCTGCCATTAATTTGTATTTATTACTTTAAGTAAATTAATCTGTGTTGTTCTATATGCCAAAGGGTCGTATGATTCAATTTTGTTAAGTCTAAATAATACGCCATTTATCCAAATATATTTGCTAAAATCTAAATTATATATGTCAATCGCATTTAAGTAAGCGCGGCACGTTAATAGTTTTGATTCCATATCCGTAATTTCTAAAATGTACGGCAAATGATATGTATTAAATAAATTATTCGTTGGATAGGTTGACGCAGGAAATTGCAATTCTTTTGGTGCGCCAAAATTTAAGTCAACAGTTGGGTTGGTTGGGTCGTCTAAATGTCCCGCATAACCGTAAGTTGTTAATGAAGCTAAATTAGAACCTGCACCATTGATTCCGCTTTTAATATGCCATTGATGCGCAATATTTAATTTTTTAGCCATTAAAATACGTAAAACAGAATCCATTGGGTCTTCCTGTGTATTATAATTAGATAACTTATAAATAGCTGAAAAATATTTGTCAGCGTGTCCGTGTGAAGTTGGTTGCGTTAATATAGTTGGCGCAAATATAATTTGAGAATACGCGGTGTCTTTTACAAAATCAAATTGTGAATCATATAAAAAATCACCGTATGATTGACCATATTTCTTTTTGTAGTTTTCATTATAATAATCAGAATCGTCAGAATATCTGTACGCATAATAACGCGCATTCAATTGGGACATTGGTTTAATTGACATTGTTGAACCCATATCAATTTTCTGCGACCAATCTAAAGAATTAGTCACGGCGTCAGAATAAAAATCAATGTACGGTGCAATATTTATTTGTTTGTCGTTTATGTTATCTTGATAAACATACATATTAAACATTTTAACAATACTTAAAAAGAAATCTTTTTGGAATATTCCTTTTGGTAAATTGTTATTTATTGAAACAGTACCATTATAAGCAACAGTTGCTAATTGAGCAGCTAATTGACTAAAATTAAAATTTGCGCTTGATATTGTTACAATATAAGTATTCGCAGTAACCGGAACGCTTATATTTATATAAACTGTATTTGTATTATCAATATTTCCTGTCCAATCAAAACTGAATGAATAAGGGTTATTTGCTGAAAAAGTTGGTTGCGTTAAAGTCTGAACTGCAACACCTGCAACGTATAAAGTAGCGGTAATTGAAGAAGCGGCGTCTGTTTGATATACCCCCGTTATGGAAGCTAACGCCCTAACTGTCTTTGTACTGTCAGTATAAGTAAATATACTTTTACTTCCATTTTCCGTAAAATTAAGTAAAGTCGTAGTATCAAAAGGTACATTTATATTTCTTGCGGTTGGTGTGTTACTGTTTAATATTGTTTTAGTTGCGTCAATAGTCGCTAAAATGAAT